GTAACGCAAAGCGTTCAGATTTCTTTTGACCCAACAGCGACTTCAGCTACTAACGTAAGAATTGGTACTTCAGCTACTTCTGGTGAAACACTTACTTTACCAGCAGGGGCCATACCAATTTCAATTATGGTTATCGGTGGTTCAACTGGCGGTACAAACCCAACAGTTGATATTGGTACTTCTGCTGATCCAGATGGTTTGTTCAATGAAGTTGATGCAGACACCAAAGGCACAATAGCAGGTGCAGGTGGTGCTTTAGCTGTTGCTGGTGGTTTAGCTGCTGATGCTACTGTTACAGGCATGAAAGGCTCATCTGCTGCTACTGGTGGTACGTTTACAGGCATCCTTACTTATGTGATGGCTAATAATAGTGTAGAATAAGGAGGCTAACATGGCTGGTCCAGTAAGAGCCTTTAATTTTGCTCAAGGAAGTAGTGCGGCTGTAGTTGGTCCTGCTCGATCAAGAATACGTCAGATTATAATATTTGCTGATGCTGCTGGTGCTTTCACTATAAAAGATGGA